TTCCAGCCCAAGGGATCACTTCGCATCTGTACTCGAAGCAAAGGGATTGCAGGTGGCGTCGTGAGATATGACCACAAGATACATTTCATCGTGGGGATTGCCTTTGCAGTGGGTTTGTAGCATCTGTACTTAATTGACAGATACAACACTAATGAAAACGAATAACCAACAAAGGACACTTTATGACTGGACACCACCCAGACACACTTCCATACAACCATAACATTGGTAAGCGTGTAAAAGAGATGGCTGAGGTTGGTGTTAGCGTTAAGGACATCTTTGCAGGCATCCAAGACCTACAACATGCTCCCGGTAGCCTCACCACCTTCTATAAGCTCTACCGCATGGATATGGACAATGCTAGGGCCAAAACCTCAGAGATCATTGGTAGTAAGGTTGTTAAACAGGCTGTAGATGGTGATGAGGAGAGTCCTAACACTTGGAAGAGCCGTGAGTTATACTTGAGGTCTCATGGAGGTTGGTCTCCTAAAACCACAGAGGAAACCCGTGAGGTTGGCACTGAGGAAGAGGAAACCGAGAGTGCAGTTAATGCCTTGCTAAAGGCTCTTGGAAAAGATGTAGAATGACACTTTTTGAGTATGGAGAAAAACTTATTGAAGACGTACCTTACGATAGTGGTGCAGTTAAAGGGTTGCCACAACCAACAACTACACTAGAGTTTGTAAAAAGCTTGTCTGATAATAAAGTTCCAATGTTCTTTGACTTAGAGCCACAAGGAATCCATAAGTGACTTTCAATGCTGCTACCTTAAGGGATATGCCTGACGAGATGGTAGCAAAAGCCCTCTCCACCCTCTCTAAGAGCCAGATAGAGCAGCTACACCACGAGTGGTCCTTCTGGGCTAGACCAGAGCAACTAGAGCCTGCTGGTGACTGGAATGTGTGGTTCATTAATGCAGGTCGTGGTTTTGGCAAAACTAGGGCTGGCGTAGAGTGGGTGAGGGAGCAGGTCAAGAAAGGCCACAAGCGGATAGCCGCTGTAGCTTCCACCAACTCAGACATTCTACGAGTGATGGTTAAAGGGGAAAGTGGTTTTCTTAATGTCTGCCACAAAGACGATAAAAACCACAAGGGCAAACTAATTGGCTTCCCCTTGTGGTCTCCCACTAAGAGAACCTTGTCTTGGCATAAAGACGGGGACCACAGCAAAGCTGAGATAGCCACTGTAGAGTTTTACTCAGCAGAAGAGCCTGAGCGTCTTCGTGGTCCTCAGTTTAGTGCAGCTTGGTGTGATGAGTTGGCTGCTTGGAATAAAGACCAAGACACATGGGATATGCTTCAGTTTTGTCTTCGTTTAGGCAAACACCCACGCATTTGTGTTACAACCACACCAAAATCCACTGTTTTGATTAGAAAACTAGTAAAAGACCCTAAAACCACCATCACCACTGGTTCTACCTTTGATAATGCAGCTAACCTAGCAGATACCTACCTGCAAGCCGTTAGAGATCAATACGAAGGAACCCGCCTAGGCCGACAAGAACTTTATGCTGAAATCCTCACTGAGAACGAAGGAGCACTCTGGACTTCTGACATGATTGACAATTGTCAGGTATCCCTAGACGATGTCCCTGAGTTGGTTAGGGTGGTTGTTGCAGTTGACCCAGCCATGAGTGCTAATGTTGAGTCTGACATGACTGGCATTATGGTTGCAGGTATTTGTGAGCAAGGTAAAGGCTATGTCCTTGGAGACTACACTATGAAGTCTCTACCAGAAGCTTGGGGCAATAAGGCTGTAGACCTATACCACAAGTTTGAGGCTTCTAGGATTGTCTATGAGACAAACCAAGGTAAAGACCTCATCACCTCCCTCTTCAAAACAATTGATCCTAACCTCCCCCTAAGGGGCGTACACGCTAGTAGTGCTAAGATTGCACGCGCAGAGCCTGTGAGCGCCTTGTATGAGCAGGGGAAGGTATTTCATGTGCGTAACCCTGCTGATCCAGAGTCGAGCCTCAGTGAGCTAGAAACGCAGATGACAACGTATGAACCTCTTGGAAGGCATAAGTCTCCAGATAGGTATGATGCCCTTGTGTGGGCGCTCACTGACCTAATGCTTAATGGCTATTCTAAGCCAAAGCTACAGCTTGTATATTCAAACACTAAAGGACTCCGTTAGTCCTTGCATGGAGGCAACCAATGACAGTCTACAAAAAAGACCTCCAAAGAGAGCAGAATGCCCACCTAGATACTAAAGCCAAAGTGGCTGAGTTAGAAAGTGTTGTAAGTGGTCTTAGAGAGGAAGTTGCAAGACTAAAGCAACCTGTTAAGTCTCCTCCGAAAGCGCCTACAGTTCCTAAAGAATCTTACGACAAGATTAAGAAAGAACTTGAGTCTGTCTCTCGTGAGAAGGTTGAGATGGTAAGCAAGAGTTCTTACAATAAGCTTCAAACTGAGAAGCGTAAGATGGCTCGTCAGATTAGCCAGATGGTTAGCATTAACGACTATAAAGACCTTGTTCGCAGTTACGAAGAACTTAAGGCTGCTCCTGAGAAGGTTGTTGTAAGACACGTAAAGGTGGTAGACCTCTCCTTGGTGTCTAAAGAAGAACTTGAGAAAGCCCTAATAGATGCTACTTAATTTAGTATTAAGAGGGGTGTGTGTGGTATGATCATCTACCTAGGTGCCAATGTCGTATCTCCTGTCAGCTTAGAGGCAAAAGCCACCATCCAAACTGCCTTAGAGTCTAAATCAACGATAGAAATAGAGGTCCACACATTGTCTAGTGAATACCAAAAACCAACCAGACTTTATGCACTACAGAACTCTGGTATTACTTACGACTTCATTGACCTTGAGGACGTTCTTGACTACACCACTGCATCTGATATTACATTTACGGTTTGGGAAACAGTCGCATCAGGTAGCACTGAGGTTATTAGTGTAAACCTAGCTGGTAAGGTTTCTGCACCTGATACAAACGCAATTCAAGTGGTCTTAGAGGATAGTGACCTTAATCTACCAACTGGTGCCTACTGGTGGGAATTGTGGGCTATCATAAGCTCTGATAACAAGGTTGTTGGTCGTGGTGACTTTATGCTCCAAGGCACAAGAAATTTTGACTGACCAACCAAAGGAAACCACCACATGACTGAGGACTCACCCAAGCCTCTGACAGATGAGGAGGTTGCCGCAATCCGGTCTATCCTTACTGCTGACTCACGTCGCCGCTGGGCAATTAGTGCGTTAGGGGCCACAGCTAAGTGGGTTGCGGCTCTTGCCGCTGGCTGGCTGGCGGTGAAGGGTTTTCTTGCGGAGGCAATGACATGGCGGTGAAGTTCTTACATCAGGTAGGGTATTTCTTTCTTGCGATTATAGTGCTGACGCTGACGCTGCCGTTCCTACCAACAAGTTTGTTGATTAAGCAGAACTCCCTTACAATTTCTGGTAGTCAGGTAATATACGACAGAACTGTCAGAGTTCCTGTTACTGGGCATTGGATTCACGAAGTTGAGCGCATCACCCCGCCCCCACCTGTTACCAACCTAAGTTGTTATAGGACTGGCTCTGCTCACTATGAGCGTAGAGATACACCACTTATTTACGAACACGAATGTTCTTTTGATGGCCCTGCTGGTTCTGTGTGGCTTTATAGGTCATGTGTTTCTGCTGAGGTCGTTGGCATCACCCTACGGCCAACCTGCATAACAACCACTTGGGAGTCGAGAGGGTGAGCAGACTCAACCTGCACTAACCACAAATACTGCCTTTAACAAACACCAAAAATCCACGCAAAATAATAGTAGGAAGCATAAATGGCTACCACCAAGAAATTGTCACCGACAGAAGGTAAGAAGACCCTTGGTGTGGCTGGCACTAGCGTTCGTAATGGTACTATTAGGGCTGATGAGTTCCTGCCAGAGCTACGCGGTAATAGGGCTATCCGCAAGTATCGTGAGATGCGGGATAACGATGCCACCATCGGCTCTGCCATGTATGCAGTTGAGCAAATGCTCAGAGACGTATCTATTGAGGTAAAACCCAAAGACGACTCAGAGGAATCCCTCAAGTGGGCTAACTTTGTAGAAGAAGTCCTAGAGGATATGGATCATTCCCTTGATGACCACATCTCAGAAGCCCTCTCGTTTCTAACCTACGGGTTCTCACTGTTTGAGGTTGTTTATAAGAAGAGGGTTGGCCCTTACGAGAACAGCCCTAAGAAGTGCAGCAAGTATTCTGATGGCCTCATTGGTATTCGTAAGATTGCACCAAGAGCACAATGGACCATTAACAA